GCCATTGCTACTGCAAAAGGATGGACAGTAACTGGGTAAAAAATTAATATATTTATAACATATGAGTACACAAGGATTTTACATAATAAGTCAAGAAGAACCAAAATATATGATCATGGGTCCAAACTATGTAATAGGACCTGATTTTGAATTACAAAGCAGTTTAAAAGACACATACATATATCCCGTAAATGGTTGGTATTGGTTTGATTCAGAAGAAGAAGCATGTACTTTCTTCTCACTACCATACCCACCAGAAATACCTACAATGGGTATGCCTATACAACCTACCGAACAAATAACAGAATAAAATGGCAAATACATACAAACTAGCAGCAGCTAAAATATTAGCAACCGGCTCAACAACATTATATACTACTCCAGTATTGACTACATCTATAGTTAAAAACATATATATATCTAATACAACAACAGGTAGTATTTATATGGATATAGTTGTAAACAAAAGTGGATCAGCAATAAATTACTTCTTAATCCAAAGCGCATCAGTGCCGGTACAAACATCATTCCAACCAATATCTGACCCGCTTGTGTTACAAACGGGAGATGCGGTTAAAATAAATACATCTGTGGTTAGTGGATCAGACACACTGATGTCTTACTTAGAAATAACACCGTAAAAACATAAAACAATGGCACTAGAAAAATCCATCCAACACCCAACAGGCGCTTCTTCATCTTATTGGAGAGTAACAAGAATATCACTAGATTATGAGCGTAAAACCGCTAGTATATCTTTAGCAGGTTACTTTAACCAACAAGCAAGAATAGACAATAAGCGTCCACTTGATACTAAACAATTTAACGTTATGAACACAACGTTTGACCAATACTTCTCACCAGAAGAATTAAACAACAATGTAAATCCCGTTAAACAATCCTATATTTATATCAAGACGCTACCAGAATTATCTAACGCGACTGATGTTTAATCACCCACATGCCTAGAAATCCATATTTAGATCAAGTCCCTAAACAGGAATTTCCTCTTACATCATACTATTTACAGGATAAATTAAATGCGGTTGGAGGAAGTTCATCTATTAGTGCGTCATATGCTGATACTGCATCATATGCTGTGACTGCATCTTATGCGTTAAACGGAGGTAGTGGGGGATCTATATTTCCATATACAGGTAGTGCTAAAATTACAGGCTCATTAGACATAACTGGTTCATTTAGTGTTATAGATAGTGTTAGTTTTCCTAATATAGATTCTAGTACAAGAACATTATATGATAATACAGCACATATGTCATTAGACTGGGAAAACAGATATCTTAAAGACACTAATGGTACAACAGTTATAAACTGGGATAGTGGATTAGATTTACGATCAGGAACACTAAAAATATCAGTTGGTGAAAATGCAGCGGTGGGATCATCAAAATTAATAAGTGGTTACGTTTTAATCACAAACACACTTGTTACCAATAGTTCATTAATATTTTTAACTATACAACAATTAGGAACACATTCCCCTGGAATATTATATATAGGAACTATAATATCAGGTACTAGTTTTGAAGTGTCATCATCTTTAGCGGAAGATGACTCAGAGTTTGCCTATATGATTGTTAACTAAACCCGCAATATTTATATTAAAATACATTATGGAAACAAAAGTTTTAACACAAGAAGAATTACAACAGATTAAAGACATCCAACAGGAAAAATTAATACTGACAGACCAATTTGGTTTATTGGAGTATACACTCCAAGACCTAGAACAGCAAAAACACCAACTTAAAACAACATTATCTAACCTAAAACAAAGAGAAATTGAGTTAGGAAAGATACTACAAGAAAAATATGGTGATGGCACCATAAACATAGAAAAGGGAGAATTCACCAGTTCTCTTTAGGTTTTTGACCCATCTTGCAATATTTATAACAAAACATAAATTATATAGAACATGGCAGAAACTCTTATATCTCCCGGCGTACTCGCATCGGAAAACGATAATTCGTTTATTTCCCAAGGCCCTATTACCGTAGGAGCCGCAATCATTGGACCAACAGTAAAAGGTCCATATGAAATTCCCACTATTGTAACATCATATAGTGATTACCAAGCAAAATTTGGTACAACTTTTAACAGTGGTAGTCAAGTATACACATACTTTACATCAATAGCTGCGTATAACTACTTTAACAATGGTGGTGAAACATTATTGGTAGCTAGAGTAGCAAGTGGTACATTTACTGTAGCTACAAGTAGTGATGCAATGAATAATACATTACAAACAACAGCATCTGTAACTTTTTCTAGTGTTAGTTTAGCACCATTTATCACTCCAACCGGTTCGTTTATAGTAAATGGAGTTACATTAACTATTACAGGAAGTACATTGCCTGCAAATACATCTACTATAATGTATATAGCTTCAGGTTCTACACCTGCCGCAACTGTTGGTAATATTACAGCATCATTTAACACTAGTGCCTCAGTTACACTTTATTCATCTTCATTACAGTATATAACAGCATCAGCTTCTGGATCAACTGGTTTATTTTTCTATTCAACAAATGCAGTATCAGGACTAACAGGCAATACATATAAAATAGAATCTGGTAGTACTACAACTTATTTTAGTGGTGGAACTAATAAGAACGCCATTATATTAAGTACACTATCTAAAGGTACTATTATGAATAGCAGCGGGTCAGAAGATTCAGCAGGAGCTTTAGCTAGTGGTTCAGCTGATAATATCAGATGGCAAATATTAAACTCAAACACTGGTTCAGGAACATTTGATTTATTAATTCGTCGTGGTAATGACACTACAAACGACATGGCTGTATTAGAAACATGGACTAATTTATCTATGGATCCATTCGCTCCAAATTATATAGCAGCGACTATAGGTGATTATGTTAAAAGATATAATTCAACAACAGGTCAAGTAGAAATAACTGGTTCATATCCAAACAGAAGCGCTTACGTAAGTGTAACATCTGTACTTACACCTACACCTAATTTCTTCCTAAACAGCGGTACAGCTAATCCAGCATATACAGCATCTATTCCAATAAATGCAAGTGGTTCATTTGGTAGTGCGACAGGTGATTTATTTTATGGTGGTGGAGCTAATTACTACAGTGGTATAACTAACGCGTCAACTGATAATATACAAGGTATAAATGTTGGTGACTACAATAATATGATTGCCGCTTTAGCAAACCAAGACGAATATAGATTTAACGTGTTATTAACACCTGGTTTATTTGCAACAACAGGTTTAGGTTCATCACAGGTTACAAGCATCATAAACAACACTCAAAATAGAGGTGATAGTATATTTGTATGTGATTTATATCCTTACGGTGCAGGTGCTGTAACAACAGTAACAGCCGCCGCCTCAGCATTAAATACATCATATGCTGCTTCATACTGGCCTTGGGTTCAAACAGTAGATCCAGATTCAGGCAAGAACGTTTGGGTACCAGCATCAACAATGATTGGTGGTGTATTCGCATATAATGATAGTGTATCAGAACCTTGGTTTGCACCAGCTGGTATAAACAGAGGAGGATTAAGTAATGTAATACGCGCTGAATGGAAACTAAACCAATCACAAAGAGATACATTATATAGTGGTAAAGTAAATCCAATCGCTACATTCCCTGGAGTTGGTACAGTAGTATATGGTCAGAAAACATTACAAACAAAAGCATCGGCTCTTGATCGTGTAAATGTTCGTCGTTTGTTAATTGCTCTTAAATCATATATTTCTCAAGTTGCTCAGAATTTAGTATTTGAACAAAATTCAATAGCAACAAGAAACCAATTCTTAAGCCAAGTAAATCCATACTTAGCGTCGGTACAACAAAGACAAGGTTTATACGCGTTTAGAGTAATAATGGACGATTCAAACAACACACCTGATGTGATCGATAGAAATCAATTAGTAGGCCAAATTTATATTCAACCAACTAAAACAGCTGAATTCATATACTTAGACTTTAACATATTACCAACAGGTGCAACTTTCCCAGCTTAATGGGAAGTTGCCATCTTCTTAACCCCACCAATATTTATCATCGACCAATAAAAAATAAAACATAACAAAATGGCAGTACTAGATCCAAACGAAATATTCTTCACCGCATTCGAACCCAAGCAAGCTAATCGCTTTATTATGTATATTGACGGTATCCCTTCATATGAAATTAAAGGGGTAGGAGCAATAACAGTAACTCAAGGAACAGTTCCTCTAAACCATATTAACGTACAACGATTCGTTAAAGGTAAAACAACATGGGGTACAGTTCAATTTACATTATTTGACCCAATTACTCCATCCGGTGCCCAGTCGGTAATGGAATGGGTACGTTTACATCACGAATCTGTGACAGGTAGAGATGGTTATTCTGATTTTTACAAGAAAGATTTAACATTTGATGTTCTTGGACCGGTTGGTGATATTGTAAGTGAATGGATATTAAAGGGATGTATTATTACAGAATCTAATTTTGGTGAATACAACTGGGATACAGAAAACACAGCAGTAAATATCCAAATGACCGTCCAACCAGATTATTGCGTGCTCAATTTTTAGGCCATCCAATTGTATTTTACGTCCTCCTGTAATATTTATAATAAAATAGGAGGACACTTTTATGCTACAATGTAA